AGCGGCACGTTCGCGCAACTCCGGTTCGGTCATTAGCTCGCGTCGGGCAACGAACGCGGCACGCTGTAATGAGTAGGTCTGGGCGGGGAAGATGATGTCTTCCCATGGCTCGAGCGCGGTCCACTGGGGGCGGCTTTCAAAAACGTAGGGCTGCTCCCATTCGACGAAGCCTTTTTCGCGGAACTGGCGGACTTTGGCGGTAGTGCCGAGTTCCGGGATGACTTCGCCCATGAGCTGGGCGGCGAGTTCTTCTTGCTCGGGGTCAAGGACGACTTCGAGGAGGGCTTGCAGGTTGGGGTCTTGGGATTCCTGCAGCATGGCCATGGCGTCCTCCATGGAGAATGACTTGATCTCGGTGCGGGTGGTCTTGATCCAATCGACGGCCATGACGGCGAGGCCGTAGGTCTCGCGGAAGTTGGCGGCGAGCTGCACTTCGCGCCGGAGGTCGTCGAGGACGTGCTGGAAGAGGAGCCACTTGAGGACGGACTCCGCGGCGCTGCGCTTGTCGATGTCCATGGACTCGACGGGCTGGACCTGGACGCGCGCCTTGAAGAAGGCGTTGGTCAACATAGCAATATGATCCCGGCAAATCGTATCAGCCAAGCGAACACGAGAATCAAGACTCTTGTCCCAAGGAAATGGGCGCTTGCCGAGAGCCTCTTGGTGCTTGCGGCCGTCGTCGGTCTGGCCGGCCCAGATGCAGAAGCGGGTGTTCCAGTTGCGGAGCTTGCGCTGGACGTAGCCGCTGCCATCGGCGTCGGCTTCATCGATGTCCGAGAGGATCTCGGAGATTTTATCGCGGTCGGGTGCTTTGATCATTTAAGGGACAAGCACCGTGGTGCGGCGCGGGGTGTAGTGGACGGCGGTCTCGGGGTGCCGCTTTTTGAAGTCATCGCGCCAGCCTTTGTCGGCCCAGCACCCGGGTTCGGTTTTTTCCCAGGCCCAGTAGACATCGGCGTCGATGCTCATGGTGTGCTGGCCGATGCCTTCGACGGCGCATTGCTCGAGGCGCTCGTTGGCCTGCGCGATGCGCTGCTGCTCAAGGCCGGCCATGACGGCCTTGGCGTTCCAACCTGTGAGAAGTTCCTCTTTGACGAGGTGGGCCATCTCATCGCCCAGGTCGTTGGCGATGCCGGTCCAGAGTGAGTCGGCCATCCTAACTTCTGCCGTCCGACCCGCTACGCAGTGCGGACGGCAGTGTGTTAAGATCCGGTCTTAGTAGTCAACCAGCGGGACGAGGCTGAAGAAGACTTCAACTTCGCCGGCGTCCAGCTCCGCAAGGTCATAGCTGGCCATCGAAGCGAAGTTCGCATTGATGTCTGTTGCCGTGACGTAGGCGTGCGGGATGGTCGAGGGCTGGGCTTTTGCCAGAATCTCGGTGCCGTTCACGTTCACCTCAGTCGTGGTCAGCCAGCGATCTGTGTCGCCGCTGTCACCGATGATGAGCGCGTTCGTATTGTAGGCCGACGTTCCGGTCTTTTGGAACGGAGTGACCAAGTGCATCGCCACGCGGGTGACGAGGCTCTTCGCCGGGACGGTAATAATTTTAACGTCTTGGGCGGTGTTGTCAGTTCCTTGGGTGAGATCGGTATGATCGATTGTAGCCCGATGGGTGAACCCGGTTGCTGCCTTAGTTTCTGCGGGAAGCTCGTAGAGTTTCATTTCAGTTGTTTCCTTGGTTGATGATTAGGCTGCGAGCGCCACGTTGGCGGTGAACTTTCCTTGGCTCTGGGGCGCAAGACATGTGACCGACGCAATTGCATCTATAAGAGCGCGCGGTCCTCCACCGAGGTCAGGGAGTTCGCGCATGGCCGGACGCTTGGCGAAGCGGACTTCGCACTGGTCCATGTTGAGCACCAGGCCGGACGAGTTTTTCGCCGTGGAGCTGGAGTTGTTCTGACGAAGATACAACGAGGGCAACAACCGGAGCGTGCCGAAGTCTCCTTCAAACACATTCACAGCGCTGACGATCTTCTTGGCATCAGCCGAGGTGTTGAACGTGCGGATGCTGAGAGCATTGGCCGTCGAGCCAGTGCTGAAGCGCGTGTATTCGGTGAAGCTGCGCTTCAGCGAAGGACCGCAGAGGAGCACCATGTCGTCGATCTGGCCGGTCTGCGAGTAGATGCTCTGGAGGAGCGTCTGCACGGCGGACTCGGTCGGCGCAGCGTCGGTGTTGACGCTGTCGGTCGGAGTGCGGTAGGCCGCAGGAACCGGGAGGTCGCTCTGCGCGGCCGTGTCAATCCACCGGAACAATCCGCGGGTGCGATACGCATTGGCGCCGCTTTGCTCCTGGGACTCGCGGTCGGAGCAGAAGGCACTTTCCATGTCGCGCTTGGTCTCCAAGAGAGCCTTGGAAACGCCGACTGCGAGCTGCTTCTTGCGGCCGATGCCGGCGATGTCGCTGGCCTCTTGGACGAACGTGTCCACCTTAACGGCACGGCGGAACATCTGCCCGCGGGCGCTCAGGAGGGCGCGGTTTTTGGCCGGATCGTCGAACGTGGAAACGTCCGAGTTGCTCAAGACGCCGTCGAAGGACGGGTCGTTGTATTTGTCAGCCTGGAAGCTGTAAACGGCAGCGTTGGTGATGTCGGAGCCTTTGCGGGCGGCTGAAACGAAGGGCGTGTTTTTTGCATCGACGATTGTGATAACGTCGCTCAGGTCCTCACGCTGACCTGTCACTGGGAAAATTGATCCAGTAGGCATGATGATTGGTTCTTTCTGTTTTTGGGTTAGCTAAGAAGACTCTCGGCGAAGGCTTCCAGCGATTGGCGGTCGCCTCGTTCGTAGAGTCGTTTTGCAGCGTCTTTGCTGCTTGTCTTGGTGGCAGATTTGGCTGCGCTAACCGGGGATGCAGGTGTGGGAAGTTTGGCTTCTGATTTTGCTGACGAGACCTTTTTGGCGGCGCTGGCTTTGGCTTTTTGGGCTTCTTGCTTTTGCATGAGCTGCTGTTCGCCGTAGAGGGCGAGGCCGACCCAGTATTCGACTTGGGGCAGCTTGAGCAGCTCGGGCGCTTGCTTCACGGTCGCTTGGTAGGCCGTGTTGAGCGCGGTGCCTTTGGTGAAGATGTCGGGGAATAACGACTTGGCGGCATTGACTGCCGGCTGGCGTTGCGCAAGCCATTGCTGGCGCGCAGGGGCGTAAGTCGTGAGGACATCGTCTGCCTTGATAAGGTAGTTTTTTACCTCGTCAGAATCGACGTAGACCTCGGTGCCGTCTGGTCGTTTGACCGTGGCGCCGTCCGTATTACGGAGCGCCCAGCGGCGGACTTCCTGCGCGGACTTGATCTTGGCCTGGAGCGCTTCCTCGGTATCGACATCAGCCAGCGGGTTGTCCGCGGAGGGCTGAAGGACGGGGCGGCTGGCCTCGTTGACCTGCGCCTCTAGTTCGGCGAGCTTGGTCTTGGCCGCGCTGTATTCGGTCTCCAGCGTCTGCGCCTTTTCCTCGGCTTCCTTGCGTTTTGCCGTCAGCTTGTCGATCCGTTTCTGGACCTTCTCCTGCGGCACCGGAGCGTCGTCGTCCTCGGACTCTTCGTCCTCGGCATCTTCATCTTCGGACTCTTCCGCGGGCTTTTCGGCCTCGGATTCGTCCGACTCGTCATTGTCAGAGAGCTTTTCTTCTTCGGCGTCGGTCTTTTGATCAGCTTCGGTCGGCGCCAGTTCATCTAGCCCGACTAGTTTCTCGCTGATCGACATAACGTCGAAATCTTCCACCTCTGCGGCCGGAGCCGCGTCATCTGTCGCCATGAGCTTAAACCTCTCAAGTAGGAACCAGGATGTACGTCATCCAGACCGATCAAACCTCGCGTGCCATGAGGGCACTACTCCACTTTGATACTACTAGTATAACGACTACTGGACAAATGTCCAGCATTATTTTCCAAAGCGGCGAAAGATGCTTTTGGGATCTCTGGGGGAAATTGGATAGAAGCGGCTACACTTATGCACAAATGATGACGCTTTGTGACACAAAATGTGGGGTGTTTTTGTGGCGCAAAAGAACCCACAATTTCTTTCGCAGCGCGTTACAAAGAAGGGGTTGTTTCTATAACGGCTTCCCGAGCGGGCATAAATACCGGGAAAGCGGCCGGATTATACCCGAAGGGGTGCGAGCGGGAACATGGCTTTACACTAAGCGCGAGGCTTCGGTGCGGCGCTGCTCGAGGGTGTCCCAGAGTTCCTGCAGGGCGTTGAGCTGGCCGGCGGCGTGGGCGAGGTAGCCGGGTTCTTTGGCGGTGGCCATGGTGGCGACAAGCGTGCTGGCGTCGGCGATGCGGTCCTGCAGCTCAAGCATGACGGCGAGGTAGGCGGGCGGCGCCTGGTCGCGGGAGAAGGCGAGGGCGCCCTCGCGGTCGAAGTCTTCGTTGACGCTGTAGAGGTCAACTGGGATGGTTTTGGTTTTTGTGAACATAAGGTGTAGGTGCCCTAATTCGTCATCCGCGGCGCATTATGATGATTTCCAGCGCATGAATGGCGTTCTGCAGGTGCGGGCCGCAGTCCCAGCAGATGACACCGAGGTGATAGTCGCGGCCGTGAACATCGCCCATGCGAAGCGGCTTGGCACAGACGCCGCACTTGGGCGTGTCACTGCCGCGGCGTCCGGGGCGTAGGCGGCTGGGCGGGGCTGGCGGCGACATGGTCATCAGTAGCTGCCTCCTCCGGTTGATCGCAGGATGTCGCCCTCGACGTTCATCGCATCCGAAAGAACAACGTAGCGACAAAGATCTATCCAGTCCTTAACGCTTCCGCGTTTTCCGTCAGCCGCAGTGTAAGTTTGCAACGCATAGATTAAGTTTTTGCAGTTCTCCGAGATGTAGAGCTTCGGCTGGTTGCGCGCGTCCACCGGCTTCTCGGGGTTGTAGCTAAGGGCGTCATTTATCATCGACACGCCCTCATCGATGCTGTCGCCCGGTGTCGCCGTGAAGAGCATGCCGAGGTCGGCCATCTCGTCGATGAGGGTCGTTGGGGATTCCTTGCCGAGGGTGCGGGCGTTGCCGTAGCGCGAATCCATCCAGCGCTCAAAGATTTCCTCACCGCCTTCAACGCGCAGGATTTCGTCTTTGTAGCGCTCCAAGCCAAAGCCGAAGTCTTGCTGCGCGGGTCCGGGCTTGCCGTCGAGCTTCTTGCCATCCGGCAGCGCCCACTCGCCGGCATAACCAATGCCCTCAATGTATGACGTTTGGTCGGGCCACTCGCGGTAGACAACGATGCGGCCGGCAGTGTCATGCACCGTCCAGATCATCGCCCAGTTTTTGCCGCTGGCCGGATCGACCCAGTGGTAGCGGGTGCCTTGCGGGACATCCGAGGCGCGGATGACGTGGACCTTGGGATTGAAGAGCGGGAAGCGGCCGCTGATGGCTTTGGTCGGGACACCGTAAGCGCGGCAGAGGATTTTTTCTTTGGTCTCGCTCTGCAGCTCCTTTTTCATCCGAGACCAGCCGGCCCAGGGATTGGACTGCGTGTGGAAGTAAAGGATCGGGCGACCCTTCGGATTGATCTGCTCAATGGGCACTTTGTCGTAGCCGGAGATCTCGCCTTTGTCGTTTTTGAGCGGGAGCAGCTCGGCGTCGGTGTCGGTGATGGTCTTGGCGCCGGACAAATAGTCGGCCACGGTTGGCGACCAGCCTTCGACCGGCGTGAAGGTCACGGCGAGCTTGCCGTTGCGGTCTACGAGGCGGAAACGGAGGGTTTCGAGGACATCCAGCGGGACCAGCTCGTCCGCCCAGGCAAAATCGATCTCGCCGCCCTCCAGCGTGCTTGGATCTTGAGCGTAGTTGCGGAAAATGCAGATCGATTGGTTTGGTGCGACGAATTTTGCCTCGGTGAATCCGCCCTTGACGCTGTAGGTGATGTTGGTGATCTGGCCTTTGCGCGCGTTGCGCCACTCCGGCGGCATGTATTTCCAGATGCGCGGCTGCTGAAGCTCAATGCTGTTCGGAGCAGTGGTTTGAAAGCACCAGACAACGGCCCCGGGCTTGGAATACATGGTCTTAATAACTTCCTTGGCCGCCCATTCGGTCTTGCCGCTGCGGTTTCCGCCCATGACGAGAATTTCGCGGTGTTTTTCGAGCAATTCGGACGCGCGTTTCCACACCGGCGGGATGTAGCCATAGCGGAACGGGTCTGATGCCTCGCGGGCGATCAGTTCTTCGCGTGTTTTGAGATATTTCCAGCCTTCGTCCGGTCCCAGTTTCTCGAGCAGGTCGAGATCGACCTGCATGACGGGGTGCGGTGTGGGCTTAAAGCGTTGTGCGTGCTCGTTCACTAAGCCGCAATAGCCTCCATGACCATTTGCATGGGCTTGTCGTTTCGCGTAGACAGCCTCAAATACCGGCGCAGTCCTTCAATTTGCTCTTGGTCTCCGCGCATCCATCCTGTGCCGTCGCAGGATTCTACGCCGTGCTCATGGCACTGCCAAAGTCGGCGCTCGGTATTGACGCGGCCAACGTGAACGCGCTTCCAATGCTTTGACCAGACTCCAAGCGTGGCCCATTTCCAGTCGGTCGATCCTCCGACAAAAATTACTTCTGCGTCTTGCGGCACGTCATGCGGCTCCATGCCATCTTGGACGACAAATGCGAGCGGAACGTGCGGGGCCGCGAGGCGAATGCGACTTGACCACTCTGGCCACAGGGCTTTTGTGGCATCCTTGTCTGCCACAACGTCTGGCACCGCAATCCACCTTGGCCGCTGGTGGCCCCTAGTGCGATCAATCAAGTCAAGAAAGGCGCCCTCGTCCCATCGCTTGTTGTTTTTCCACGCCGTGAACGCTCCGTTGTCAATCGCGTAGGAAAGCCAACTCGGAGGGCGTCGCCAACCTCCTGGGCTAATAAGCCAGCCGATCCGGCCTTCGTGCTTGCCTGCGAGATAGCCTATTTCTATGCCAGAATTATTTGAGGGCATTACCAGCATCTGCAATGGCTTTCAGTCTGACTTGGCACGCACCACATTGGCCGCACGGCTCGTTGCCGCCCGCGTAGCATGACCACGTTTCTTCCAGCGGCACGTTTAGCCGCCATGCAATATCAACCACCTTGGCCTTAGTTCGGACGATGTAGGGCAGATGCACTTCCATTCGCCGCGTGTGGCAGCACCGCAGGGCAAAATTGAGGTGCTTCATAAAGTCGGCGCGGCAATCGGGATAAACCTCGGCATCGTCGCCGTTGACCGCGCAGGATACCGCCGTGCAGCCGTGCGAGAGCGCATAGCTTGCTGCCATAGCGATCAAGACCATGTTGCGGTTTGGCACGATGGTCGGATGGCCCACAAGCGGCTGGCCGTCTGGGTTGGTCATCGCGCACCGATCAAACAACTGATGCGGCAATGTGATCTTGTCGTATTTGACGCCCAGCTTGGCGCAAGTCGCCTCGGCAAAGGTCAGTTCTTTGATGTGCCTTTGTCCGTAGTTGTAGAGCAGGCAATGGGCTTTGTGGCCTTGATGCAGAAGGTCGTAAAGTAGGGTGGTGCTATCCAGCCCGCCCGACATGAGATGAACGAACTTAGCCATTGGTTAGAATCACGTTTGATGTTGGGGTTTCGCGGACTTCGACGCGGGAAAGCAGCGGCAATCGCGGCTGCAATTCGCGCCAAAGCCACGCGGCAAGGTTTTCGGCAGTGGTCGCGCATGGCAGGATGTCGTTGAGGTTTCGGTGATCGAGGGACGCCACGATCGGCTTCACCACGGCGCTGATGTCCGCGTAATCCTGCACCCATTCGTTAGCGATCGGGCCGCACACGCCAACCAGCACTTCGTAGCTGTGGCCGTGCAGCCGGTGGCATTGATGGCCTGCCGGGAGATGTGGCAGCGAGTGCGCGGCCTCAAAGCGGTAGGTTTTAGTAATTTCGTATTTCATTAAATAGATCGGGCGCCGGCCGGTGCGTCTGCGCGGACGCCAGCTCTCCCCAGAGCCGTTGGTTAAACCGGCGCGGCGCCCAAAATGTCCAAAGTCGGATTCTCCGCGGCAGCGAGCTGGTCGATGCGCGCGGTCAGCCACCGGCCGTTGTCTTCGCGGCAGACGGTGACGTAGTCGTTTTCGAGGCCGCCCTGCGTGACAACGTAGAGCACTCGGCAGGTGCCGATGCCGTCTACTTCAACGCGGAAGTTTTGGGGTGGCCAAGAGATCATGGAAAAGATGTGCAGGCGCCCCACTCGTCTCGCTCGGTGGAGCTGGGCATCCCGGAGATGGTCCGCGGCGTCACACCACATGAACGCCGGCGAGAACCCGCTTGAGCCTGCAACTTGAAAGTCATTTGGATTGTTTGCGC